GTTCTCGTCTTTAAAGATTCAACCGATGCTTCAGTTGCATGTATTACAGCACCTTCGTTTACATCATCACTGAAAATCTTAAGAGTAGTTTTATTATTTAGTGTAGTAAATGATATTTTTTCTCCTGATTCAGAAATAAATACCCTCCTCTTTCTTATTTTTGTATCAATTGTTCTATTCATTGTCATTGAATCTGTATCCATACTCAAAGAAGAATGTCCATCAATATTGTTTTTAATTATATTTCTAGTTTGTTCTACAGATATAGAATTAATTGCTGATGGATCTACATTTACCATTGTAGTAGTTATAACAATCGATCCATCTGCACCACTTACAAATATATCATCGGGTGAGATTCCGTATAATTCACTCATCGCATTCAAAATTATATCCAATAATTCTTGTTGTATTTCAGGTGACAAATCTGAGAAAACGATGATAGGAATTATTGATATCAATGTAGTAGAAGGTACATCTGTATCATCCCCAGTTGTTGTACCAGTATTAGAATCATATGTTATACCAAGAACAGCAAACATTTCTTCTACAAATTCTTGTTGATCTTCTATAGGTATTTCTCCGTCAAGTAACATAGAATACTCAATAAGTTCTTCTAATGTAATACCAGTCGTTTGCGATAGCATCTCTAAGGCTTGTTGATTTGTAGTATTAGAATCATCTGGTACTTCTACATCAGCGGACAATGTACTTGTAGGTTCTGGTTCTGGCTCCGGTTCCGGTTCTGGCTCTGGTTCAGGTTCGGGTTCTAAATGATTACTTCCATAAATAGATATTTCAGAAATTTTAATAGGAAAACTTCCTGTTGATTCTGTTATTTGAAGTTCAAACTTAGTATATGCCTCAGTAATATTTGAACATTCAAATGTAATAGCGGCTTGTGGAAGTAAATTTTCTTGATATGAATCATCGTACGTGTAAAAACTTAACCAATCACTACTGACAAGTTCTCTAGAATCTAATAAATATGGTGTTGTATCTTCTGAATAATATCCATACAAGTTCCATTTACCTGGTACATTATCACTATTTATAGAACTGTACGTACACCATATTTTGTATGATGATATCATAAATGATGTTGTAAATGTGTAAGATATTATTTGTAAATTATTAGTATCTGAGATCCAATAATGGATTGAGCCATCGTTAGGGTCTGTTCCATTTTTTCCATCAAACAAAACATCACCTGAAACATAATCTTGTGATGAAGATACATATGCGATACCGTTATTATATGGAGTAGAAGTACTTCCCCCTGTTAATGCAATTGGAGGTTCAGGTTCTGGTTCCGGTTCAGGTTCAGGTTCTGGTTCCGGTTCAGGTTCCGGTTCAGGTTCTGGTCCTTGTTCAGGTTCCGGTTCAGGTTCCGGTTCTGGTTCTGGAGGTCCCTCCGGTTCGGGTTCTGGCTCGGGTTGAGGCTCGGGTTCAGGTTCCGGTTCAGGTTCCGGTTCTATTAGATATGTGTTTTTGAGTTCTCCTAAACGTTGCCGAATAAGAGCAATTAAATCTCCTATATTCTCCGTTTGAGAAATAAAGGAGCCTTCAATGGAAACGGTGTCAGCGTCAATTCCTGTCCCCATTTAATTATTAAATTATTCTTTTCATGAAACATATAACGAACGAATAATCGACATTTGTCATAATTTTAATTTTTTTCATAAAAAAATATTAATTTTCTACTCGGGGATAGGTTCCGGTTCAGGTTCCGGTTCAGGTTCAGGTTGAATTAAATAAAGTATTTTTAATTCTGTTAAACGTTGTTGGATAAAAGTAATCAAATCTCCAATATTTTCATTTTGAGAAAGGAGATCCCCTCCTTCGATTGAGACTGTGTCAACTTCAACTCCTGTTCCCATTTAACTATTAAATTATTCTTTTCATGAAACATATAACGAATCATTCAAAACAATATCTCGTATAATTTTTGTACGAATGTTGTTAAACATAATCAAATGATCACTTAATTGTAATATCTCGGCAGCATTTTGCAATTCTTCTAATATATTGTATGTTTTCAACATATTTCTAACAAAATTACCTTCATATAATTCCCAAGACAGAATGTTTTGTATGTCACTATATTTTGTTCCCTTGTTCCATAAATAAGTATAACATGCAAATGCTGGACATAATTTATAATCTGGGTCTCTTAATCTTTGTTCTTTATCTAATAGATCATGAAGTTCTTTTATTTTGTTGTAAATAATCATAAATGACTCAAATTCATTGTCCTTCATAACATTAGAGAGAACTTCAAGTGGTTCGTTATAGGTGTCGTCAAAACTCTTATCATGAATGAGTGTACCTATGAAGGCACTCCATACATTTTCATCACAGGGGTATTCTGATAAATGAATTATAAATTCTGATGTTAAAAAGGAATCAGATTCATTAATGCCTGATGCAATTCGACCTTTTAAAGATACTGTTTCTGGTGGCAACATTTTGGTTTCAGATGCTACAAATGATTTATAAGAGTTCTCTAAATCATTTGTATTAAAATGAAGGTAACCATGATGTTTCAATACATCTATTTGCCAAATAAGTGTATCTTTAATGTAATTCGACGCCTCTCTAGAGTTTATTATGTTTTTTTCCAATTCTTTTTCAGTTTCCCTTTTCAAATTAAACAATTTTAACATTTTATCATCTAAACCACTATTTTTTAGTTTATAAATGTTTGATAATATCTTCTTTTTAGCGTTTGCTCTGGGATTTTTTGTTAATTTTTCTTGGTATTCATTGTATGTTATAAACTTTTCTTTGATATCTTTTACGTCATTGTTATATTCTTTTGCAATATACTCATTAATTGAGTGTTCTGCATTTATATTTTGTTGTAAAAGTGTTTCGTTTTGAATTTTCAATCCTTTAATATAATCAATAGTTTCGTGTGCCATCATACTATTCTCAAGTAACTCATATGGAGACTTCTCTGCTGCGAAACATTTTAAGAGAAGCACAGGATCCATTTGAAATTTACTAGACACCTTACTATGTGTGCCTTTCAAAACGCTATGAATTTCATAATAACCCAACATATCTCTTGGTGGCAATGGGAAATAAATAACAGTTCCCTTATCATCTTTACCGCGTCTTCCTGCTCTCCCAGCCATTTGACAATATTCTTCTGGATTTATCAATCGCTTTGTTTTACCATCATATTTGGAAAGTTCTCCGAATACTACGCATTTTGTAGGCATATTTATACCAACTGAGAATGTTTCAGTTACAAACATGACTTTAATCCATCCCTTATCAAATAATGTTTCAATAATCTCTTTTAAGACAGGTATTAATCCACTGTGATGAATACAAACACCTTTCAATAACAGAGACCGAATCATCCATACTTGAGAAAGTTGCATTCCAGATTCTCCCAAATATTTCTTAACATAAAATTCAAATAGATTAATTGATTGTGTCAATTCTTTACCTTCTAAATATGAGTCTTGAACCATTTTAGCAAGAACTTCGCAATTTTTACGTGAAAACATAAAGAATAATGCAGGAAATAACTCTTTCTTTTCAACATCTTTTACAAAATCATTTAATAGTCTAGACCTTGTGGGTTTATCCTTTATTCTCATATTAGCATAATTCTTCCAATCTTCTAGAATAGTTCTATATCCTTTCTCAAACATATGTTGAGTGTTATCCATAATTGGTTCCATAACACCATTCCAATAAACATTATGAAGCAACGGTACTGGTCTATATTGTGTGGATATAAGTTCACATGGTTTCTCCTTAATTTTTTCTACCCATTTTGCAAAACCTTCTGCACCTGGTATTGATGCAGATAACATTACAAGAATGACATGTTTGGGACACAAAGTGATCACTTCTTCCCATACATGACCACGATCTTCATCTCTAATATAATGCACTTCATCCAAAACGATTGCATATACATCATCAAAATATGATGAATCCAAATAAAGCAAATTATTAACAATCTCTGTAGTTGCTACAAGAATCTCTGCATCAGGACGAACTTTAATATCTCCCGTCATAATTCCAACATGATTTCCAAATTTTTTTTGAAAATCATTATATTTTTGATTTGAAAGTGCCTTGATAGGACTTGTGTATAAAATTCTTTTACCTAAATATCTGGCATGTGCGATTGCATATTCCGCAACAGTACTTTTACCTGCAGAAGTATGTGCTGTAACTAAAACATTATTTCCTTTTCTTATACATTTTATACTTTTATCTTGAAAAGTATCTAATTTATAAGGAAATTTAATGATGTCATCTATACAGTCAGACATGGTTTATATTAAAAAGTTATTGTATACACAAGTCATTTTTTAAAACATGGTATATAGTGATAAACTAGGATTTACGGGAGTACCTGGATTTGTTGCAAATATATTTTTTTCTCCATTATATATCTTTTTGACACTATTTAAAGGACTTGAATTTTTTTCTGATTTTGAGCACCTACTCCAAGAATCTAAAGGTACGCAAATACCCCCACCTTTTTTGGTTTTACCCTTTTTTGTCTTACCCTTTTTGGATTTACCCTTTTTTGTTTTAGTTACCTTAGGTTTTTTGGAATTTAATTTATTTTTTTTAACACCTTTTTTTACACTCTTTTTAACATTTTTCTCTTCTGTTACCTTTTTCTGAGATTCACTCTTCGGAATAACTTTTTTTTTGGTTTTTTTAAGTTTATTTAAAACAAATTTTGATTGTGATAAAAGGAGAGTACCTACTGTGGGAACCCTATACGAAAAGGGATTCCTTTCTTTTGTATTAATTCCTGCAACAGGTTTGGTTGTTTTTTCTAAAATTGATTGACATCCACAATTCTTCATTTTTCTATTATAATAGAATTATATTATTAAAACGTAACCGTCATAAATTTTATATAATTTTAATTTTTTTTAATACACATCCTATTATCAAAATTATAAGTAATAAAAAGGTCCACATTAAGGTATTCTTAGAATTTTGAATCATATTCTTTAAAGTATTTGTTTCCTCTTTATAGATTGCATCCTCGTCATTTGCTGCTATATGTTCGTCATAAAATGCTTTTAAATGTGCATTGCATTTTGATAAATCGCTTAAATATTTCTCTGATGTATTTTTAAGTTCTTGTGTTCGTTCATCATATGCACTTTGGCATTCCAATGAATTATTTTGTAATCTTGAGTATTTTTGTAGTAATTTAGAATATTGTGCAAACACAGAATCCAAAGAATCTTTTACAACTTCTATTGGTATTGATTCTTTTTCTATCTTTTTTATACGTGCTTTTAAACTATCTTTTTCTGCCTTACAAATTTGTAATTCTTGTTTAACATTAATTACAGATGCGGGTTCCTTTTGTGCGGGACATTTTTTTCTTATGGGTTGAACATACACAGGACATTTTCCAGTATCTCCTGTTACCTCTATTAAATCTGCAGTTGAACCAAATTTTTTAGCATCTAATATTCTATCAATTGCATTGGATCTTCTCCGTGCACGTTTTTTCCATTTTCTATCAACAGATTTACTTCCAAATGCTCTACCCGTTTTTTTTTTAAATCTTTTAAATCCTCTTTTTGATTTTCTTTTTCCTTTTTTTCCCATTGTTTTATTTAAAGATAATAATATGTAATTAAAGTAACAAATGGTTAAACCTTATATAACACTTAAAATAGTTTATAATGATGACAATTTAGAGAACATTATGACCTTGATGGAAGGGTTGTATTGTAATGGCACAGATATAGATATAGTATACATATTTGTAAAAGACGATATAAACAAATTAAATTTCGAAAAAAATTTTATAGAATTTACAAAACAAAATACACTATTTATACATAATACAGTAGTATATGTTGTAGAAGATAATGACTATCTTATAGAAGATTTAGTAACAGACCATATTAATAAAAAGGACGATTCAAATATTGATTTAAGTACTGAAAAGATGGACGTCACATATGATTTTGAATCTATTTTAAATGAAGATAAAGAATTCACAATGTGTAAGTTATTTTCTAAAGAAAAATGGCATTTATCTGAATCTGAAAAAGATATAGATGCAGTAACACAATATTAAAAAATACATAGTTAAAGGTAAAATAAGCGGGTAATACAATTTTCTTAAATCAAAACTTTTAAATTGTTGAGTAAAATTCTCATTTAATTGAGTAGGAGATGGCATTTGTGCATTAGGTATATTCTTATTGAACAATCGTATCTTTTCATTAAGATGATTACTTGTAGTTTTTCCTTTTGTTAAAAAACTCGATGTACATTTCGTTTCAAAATTTGTATCATTTGATGTATCTTTATTATTGTAAATACGTCTCCCAACAGGTAATTTCATTCTTTTACAAGAGTTACTTCCTATATTACCCGAACCCACCATAGACTTTGTAACCTCATAAGGATTAATATCATATATATCTTCAACCATACCGGGTATAATACCTCTCATCTCTGTTAAACCTTGTAGATTACAACCTGTAAACTCATTAAAAGATATTTGAGCAGGTGGCATCGATCCAGTAGGTATATTTCTGACATATATGTGCTTTTTCTTTCCAACACATTCCGGGGATGAGGATTCGTCACATGTACCAGATTCTATAAAATAATTTTCACCCAATGCAACATCTTTTCCAGATAATGTATTGCCACTAATTAGGTATGTAAGTGTATATTTGAATAAATCATCTACATTTCTTAAAATATCCTTATATCCGACTCCTTTTGTACTTGTTAAAAGTTTTGTACTTTCAATTTCATAACCATCGGCACTCATTATTTATTAATTCATATAATGGGAAGAAACGAATATGTACAAACGGTACAAAAATCAATTACTGAATTAGCAACAAATATAGAAAATACAGACACGTCTCAGTTAATGCCTCAATTCAATCCTTCTGAAATATCCGCAGCTGCAGCTCAAATATTAAATAACAAAGGTATTCCGGGGTATCAAAACCATAGTAAAAAAGGCGCTTTTCCAAATCTTTTAAATACAACGAATACTACTTTCAATAAAAACAGTAAAATAATAGATCAAAAAAAATTTAAAAGACCACAGTTATTTAAAATACCTATATGTAACCGTGCAACCAGAATATACAATCCAGACACATATTTTGGGAAAATGGACCCATACTCAATAAAACGGCATAATTTAAAATACTGTAAAGGTTTTGTTCCAAAAACTGATTATTTTGAAGAAATTTATGCTGGAAATTTAAATTCTGAAAAAATAAAAAAAACAAACAAGTCTATTGAAAATATAATAGAGAATTCAAAAGAAAAAAACACAGACAAAGATACTATACGAGTTCGATTTAAAAACACTAAAAATTATTTATATTTTAATATACTTGTATTCTGTACATTACTTGTTTTTTGTATATTATTTGGTGTACTTTTACGTAAATTGTGGCTAAAACAATAATCTTATATACATTGTTTTATTTTGGCTGTAATAATTTTATTGTTTAAAATAATTGAGCATGGGAAATGTAAATTCTAATCAACTACAAAATTCAACAAGCTTATGTGATAGTCTAAAAAATTTAGATTCGGTTGACAATACTTATAATTTTTTAACAGACCCAGACACTTTGAGAGAACCAAAATATTCTACGAGTTGTCCTTCTACTGAACACGATGAACCATTCAAATATACTAACGATCCAGAATCAGATAACATCATAAATGGACATACTATGAATATCAATATTTCAAAAAAAAATGCTGAAGAACTAAAAAATAAATATGATAAATTGGTCAATTCTCTTACGTTAAACAAGGCAAGTGTAAAAGAAAACGGACGTGTATTATTAATACAAAATATTGTAACTATCTCATTTATAGTAATAGCGTTGTTATTATTTACTTATTTGTGTTATTCATATGATTTTATTGAGAAACACAAAATCAAATTTTTATCAATTGTGATTATTCTTTTACTATGTTTGTGTTATTACATATATTCATTTATAACAACAATTACATCAATGAGTGATGTAACACGTAATTCCTTCTTTAAAATTGGAGATTCTTCAACAAGTTTTGTAGGTTCGATATATAGAAGTATAAATAAAGGATTTGGTAATTTAGATTAAAAATGATTGCAATTGATGTAAGATTTTAAATGAGTTATTCAGAATTATTAGTTTTAGATCATGAGTATTTTGATTTCATGCCACCGTTTGATTTTTGCAAGCCGTTACTAAGCACATTATCTACAAAAAATCCAAATGAAGTACCTAATACTCCATTGTTACTACGCGATATAGAACGTGAGATACTGGAGGTTATTGACGAATGCCGTGGCAATATTTCATTAGGAAAACTACAGAAGACATACAAAAAAATACACGGTAAAGCTCTAGACTATCAAATTTTAGGCTTCACAAAAATTAAGTTTCTTATCGAACAATTACCAAACATATGTATTGGATCCGGTAATTCGGGTGGTATCCTAAGGAAAAAAATACCACAAGAATATACGAACCCGAATTCACAAAAAACAGAAGAAGACATTAAACCTGTTCAGTTTTTACTATATCCACTTCCACGTCTTCCACGCTGGTATACAGAACCAAAAATTGTATCAAGAAAAGCCTCAAGACGAGGCAGTGGGTATCACAATCGTCGTGAACGTGCGGTTAGGCGTCGAGCAGAACGTATAGATGCAGAAGCAGCAATTCAAAGAGCAATACATGCAGAAAACACACGTGCAGTATTGAAGATCCAGAATGCCTGGAGAATATATAGACCACCACAACCATCCGTATCAACAGAGAATATTGAAGTAGATTCAGACACCGAGAGTGATATATTCTTTAGAAACATGATAATAAGTGACAGAAAATGGTCACTAAGCGTATTTCTTAGGTTCTTAATTGATTGTGAACAATCAATATTATCTATAAAGAAAACGATTCGTTTATTAAACCCAAAATGTAGCGATTCATTTATAGAGAATTATTTAATAAGCAGATATCCCGATTACTGGTTTTACCATAAAGACTTGAAAACAATTTACAGTTTCTTTAGTCATTGGGACAGAGAGTTGTTCAGAACAAAACTAGTCGCAAAAGATGTATTATGTGATGATATTATCAATCATATAAACAAATATTTTGACTGATTATTTACATAAAATTTGTTCCATAATTTCACCAATTAATTCATTTTTCTTTTTTGATTGAATATCAATTCCACGTTTTTGTGAAACTTCTTCAATTTCTTTCATAGTCATTTTTTTAATTTTTGAATAAAAATTTTTAATTTCAGGTTGCGATGCAATATTTATTTCCTGGGTTCTTTTCGAATTTAGATCATTTAAATGTAAAAATATAGGATGATCTTCTTTATTGAGAACTGGTCTTAAATGTTCTGTACAATTTTTATGTAAAATACAACCAGCATTGTGTCCATCGTCCCATAAAAATACAGAACATCTCTCAGGTATCCAATTGCAATATAAATTGTAGCCTTCTTTATTTATGACTACAATGTTTAGATTCAAATATTCACTTATTAAATGAATTATACCAGGGTGAGTATCCATATCATCAGTACGTATAAGTGTATATAATGTATTCTTATTGAGGGATTTCTCATTGAATTTATAATTTTTATATACAGAATATGTGAAATGTTTTTGAAAGTATTCAGATAACTTGATTTTTAGTTGAAATATAATATCTTCTTTTGTTTTTTCTGGATATACTAGCCATTTATTCTCATGTGCAGACATAAGAGCATGTAATAATCGTTCTCTTCCATTAAAAGATACTGTGTAATATGATGAAGTTTTATATTCAAACGGGATAAAATCTGGCAAATTACATACCGATTTATCCCATTCTTTTTCTATAATATTATTCATAGAAGGTGATTTTCCTATATTCACATTATCGTCTATTGAGAGTCGTACGTTTTGTGGGATACTTGCAGATTGCATCCATTTTGCATATTTGTGTAATTTTTCTAAGCAACCTTTCTCTTTAAGTGATTCATTCGATGAGTATAATCTAAGTAAATCAAGGTGATACATGTTTATAATCTTTTATCATTCTTTCTTTATGTCATTGTAAGAAGAATATTCTTTTATTTTTTGTATTTTTTTAATTCCTATTCTTTTTGTTGAGTCAAACTGTTTTTTTATTTCATCTACTGATTTCTCTTTAAATGCAGCTAATAATTGACTCCAACCCGGATATAACTCTGCTATAGATTCTGCTGTTTTAGTTGATATACCTGGTATTTGTTTGAGTTGCATTATAAAACATCTTTCAGGATTTATATTTGATTTTTTTTCGACATGTAGACAATCTGTATAATTTAGGTGTGGAGACATGTTTTGCATGTACATTTTCTGATCTTTTTGAAGTTTCATAAATAATTGATATACAATATGCTGTGTTTCATTTAGATCTTTCGTATTAAAACATATGAGTCTATCTTTACACTGTAGTCTAAGAATTATCTGCCACACAATTGGTTCGTTTACGAAAGAACCTTCTAATATATAACCTTTTAATATAGATTTTGAAGATAATAATCTACTTTTTTGTTCTGAATATCTTCCATCTTTCAAAGAACATAATAAATCAGATATTGATTTTCTTTCGAGAATTGCAATTATTTCATCGTCTTTTCTAATTTGTATATCTCCGACCTGTAATGTTTTTTTCACAAATGATATGTTTTCATAAGAATTAAAATTCATACCATGCTCACGGTTGTCAATTTCTAAGAACCACATTGGAATGGTCTATATTGGAAAATTATATTTGTTAGTTTTAATTATGATGTTCGACAATAAACAAAAACTTCTTGTTCTTGTGCTTTTAGTTCTTTTCGTAGGTATTGCCGTTTTGGTTTACCTTAAACCTGCGTGGTTACCTTCACTTCCTAATGTGTTACCAGTTGAAGAAACATCTGAAGATTTCGAAGAGAAAAAAAGCTGCGTTGGATATGTACCCACGGAAGGAGATGCCATTCCTGAACCATCTGAACCTTTAGGGTCAAACGAAGTACCTAAACCATTAATGACCGACGACGAAGACCCTACAAAAAATAATAGCAGACCTGCCGATTGCTTCCCAAAAGACCACTTAGACCCCAAAGATCTTTTACCCAGCGATGCCACCACTAAATGGGCACAAACAAACCCAACCGGATCAGGTAAAATTGGTGACCAAAACTTTTTAAACGCTGGATACCACACTGGTATTAATACGGTAGGTCAATCAATGCGTAATGCGAATCTTCAATTGCGTAGCGAACCTCCAAATCCTCAAACATTAGTTAGTCCTTGGTTACAATCAACAATCGACCCCGACATTAACCGTAAACCACTCGAAATCGGATGCGAATAGACAATTACATTAAAATATTTATTTACGCCATCTTTTACCACAATTTAAACATGTGATAAATATTGTTTCACCTTCATCTGCAGAACGGGTTTGCATAGTATAATATGTTGTTTTATTCCCTTTACATTTCATACAGCGGAATTGATTTGTCGCTTGACCAAAATCAATTTCACACATCATGGCGTCTTTCTTTTTCTTTTCAGCAATGATTGATTCCCAATGTTCAGGAAATATTTCGTAACATGTCATGAATGCTATCTCATGTGGTAGAAATTGTTTATCTTTTAAACGTTTTAGTGTTTGTGTCTTATCTGTATATGTATTTGGAGAGATATTTGTGACAATTTGTCTTACTTTATTAACATAAATATTTAAGAAGTGTATATTATCCCACATACATCTTTGACGTCTCTCTCTAGATTTCCATATTGTGTAATTATATATCCCTTTCTCAACATTTTTAGAAATATATTCATCTTGAATGATTTTATCTAAAATGTTGTAGGCTTTAGTTCGCGTATGATACAATTCCTCCATGATACATAATTATTGCGGTCTAATTATATTCATTTTTATAAACTACTCTCTAAATGAAACTACAACTTAGAAAATTCGACATGGCTAGTATAAGTGATGACAAAGTTGTAGTTATGATAGGTAAAAGAGATACTGGTAAAAGTTTTTTATGTAGAGATTTATTGTATTATCATCAAGATATTCCAGTAGGAACTGTAATATCCGCAACAGAAATAGCAAATTGTTTTTATGGGAAAATGGTACCCCCTTTATTTATTCATAATGAATACAACGAAGAAGTTGTAAAAAAAGTATTAATAAGACAAACTCGATGTATGGAACAAGTTAAAAAAGAAAAAAATTCGTTTAATTTTAATGATCAAAGTAAAAAAACTGATCCAAGAACTTTTGTAATTTTGGATGATTGTCTCTACGATAATAGTTGGACTAAAAGTAAATTTGTAAGATCTTTATTTATGAATGGTAGACATTGGAAAGTATTTTTTATAATAACTATGCAATATGCATTGGGTATACCACCAAATTTAAGAACAAATATAGATTATGTATTTATATTAAGAGAAAATATTGTTCAGAATAGAAAACGTTTATATGAATGTTATGCGGGTATGTTTCCAACATTTGAAGTATTCTGTGAAGTCATGGATCAAACCACAGAAAATTACGAATGTTTAGTCATCAATAATAATTCCAAATCAAACAATTTAGAAGATCAAGTCTTTTGGTATAAAGCAGAACCTCATGGTGATTTCAAATTAGGAAGTAAAGAATTATGGGATTACCACAATCAAAATTATATGTCTTCTGGAAATACAATAAAACGCGATGAAGAAAAAGAATGGGATCCTAATTTATTAAGTTCAAAAAAGAATAAACCATCTATAAACGTTCATAAATACAACGATATGTTTTAATAAAAAATGATCTTATTTGTCTTATAAATTATAAGACAAAGTAATGGAAGAAATCAAAGATATGGATCACATGGACGATACTAGCAAAATCGAAAAAAAAGATACACCAATTATTATTCCTTATCCTATGAGAAGACATAGTTTCTTTAACATAAAAACGAATAGATATGAATTAGACCCACCAACTGAGAATGCTTTGAGAAGGGTACAAAATTACCTAAATAACAGTAAAAAAATAGTTGATCAAAATATCAATTCAGATTTATAAAGAATTAAGAGAAGAATTTCAAACGTGCTTCTCGTAATTCTTCTTTAGTTAAATAAATTTCTTCATCGTCAATCTTTTTTATAGTTACATCATTCTCACTATCTTCTGTGGTAATTTCTTTATTATTATTTTCAGCTGCGATGTCTTCAGTCGCAATCTTCTTTAATTCTTTTTCCCTATCTTCTTGTAGACATTTTTCATACTCATAATCTTGTTCTGAAACTAAACTTCTATCATATGTTTTATTTTTATCATCTGGTATTGGAGATGAAATTTGTGGTGGCGGTGGTGGTAGTGGAAACTCATCTTGTCCTTCGAAATTATTAAATGAAGGTGTAAACTGATTCATTTGATATAATTCTAATCTGTTTCTCAGATCTCTTTTTGTTCCCGAAGTATCTAAATTACATGATAAACACAATGCACGTAAATCCTTTATTTTTATAGATTTAGAAATAGATTGTATTTCAGCCATGATAATTCTTTATAAATTACATAAGCATTCATATTCATTTTTATTAATCTATAAAAATGAATGTTAATAATTACTCTTAGTAGAATACAATGACGGAAGAAACCTGGACAAAGAAACAGCGTCACTTGGACAATTCAACCGCGGAGCTATCAAAACCTGGTGATTTTGTTGAAATGATCAGATGCAACCAACCCGATTGTAACGACGAGATCGGCGTAACCTGGCACGTATGCGACCAAAAAGGATGTACGAAAAAATTTAAAAGGGCAGGTACTCTCAAACAACACAAGGCGAATGTTCACAACATCGGCGTAACCTGGC